GAAATTCGGGAGTGGAGGGAGGATAATAAGGAAAGGACGGTATACGAGTTACTTGTAATTAAGAAGGAACTTTCTCAAACACAAGAATATCACGATGTTTCATTTATGAGGTGGTTTAGAGAATAGGATCTCTACAAAGGTATGTTTAATAGTTGGTGTAGTTCACAGGGTTTTACTAACTCAACCAATATATCACATGTGCGCATGGACGGTGGTGTCCTTTCCGTGCCATTTGATAGATTGAATCAGTTCAATGAGAAGTATATAGAGGCTATAAGGTCTGGTGAGAAGTTATTCATCGTAGAACAAAAGAGTCCGAGGTATAATTTTTTCGTTGATATCGATTACAAAGATACTACATCCCTTGATATGGATGAAATCAAGAGTGTATGTAAGATAATTTGTGACAAGGTCAAGAGACATGGTGGGAAGGATTGTCTAATTTCTGTATCACCCCCCAAAAAGGTTGGCTCACTTATCAAGACCGGGGTTCATTTAAATTGGTCAGGATTTGTTGTTGATCAATCATCTGCTGTGGCTCTACGGGAACATATTCTCGTAGCTCTATCGAAAGCGAAGTCGCACCTAGATTGGAATGAAATTATCGATTCATCGGTATATGGAAATATTGAACGTAAAACTGGTGGTAGTGGGTTTCGTATGATTTGGTCTCACAAGATGTCAAAGTGTGATGTGTGTAGAGGTAAGGGGTGTGAAACCTGTAAGGGTCATGGTAAGAATATCCAACTCGCATATCTACCAATTTTCATTTACAGGTCTGGTCCTCTCAGTGGGATACTGCAGGTGAATCAAAAACCAGACTTGGACATTTTGAAAATGTCAATCGTTCGAACAGATGAACCCCAAAATGTGAACATATCCTCACCCTCAAATTCGGTGAAGGAACGTAATTTCACAGAGGAAGATGAAAGAGAGGAGGTGTGTGACGGTGAGATACGTTTGTTGATTGAAAAATATATTCGTGATAATATGGAAGGTCAAAAAAATGCATACGTAATCAAGATTTTTAAGAAAAAAGAAACCTACCTGGTTAAAACAAATTCTAGATATTGTGAAAATTTGAGAGGAGAACATAGTTCAAATCATGTATGGTTTTTAATAAGTGGGACCATCATAGCTCAGAAATGTTTTTGTAATTGTCCAACTATTCGTGGAAGGCGGGATGGTTTCTGTAAAGATTTTTTTGGAAGAAAGCATCTTCTCAGTCCCACGATCATTAGTAGGTTATATCCCAAACCACAAGAGCTTAAGAAATGCCCCGAAATCAAGAAATTTGTTGAAAGTAAAGTTAAAATTGTTGACGTAAAGGTTGATTTACAAAATTATATTCAGAATAATATGAAAACATGTGGCACTATATCAGTTTTAAATGTGAAAAAGGAAAAAACTAATTATTTGATTACAACAAACTCTGGATTTTGTGAAAAGATTGGTGGGGAACATAACAATGAAACGGTGATGTCCTATGTCGTAAAAAAGCGTAAATTCATATCACAGGCGTGTCCTATATGTAAAGATCCTAAAGGTGTCAGGACACATGTTTTGAATGGATTTATTATTAACAATCTTTTTCCTAAAGGTGCTTAAAAGGTTTGGGTATAATTTACATAAATGCCCCAACTTGTAACACGATCAGGAAGAAAGATTAAAAAGCCGGAATCATTTAAGCCTACCGAAACCAAATTAGATGACGATTATAATGAAGACGAACATGATTCTGATTTCGATTCTGACATTGATACAGAAGAAGAATATAATTCTGGTAGTGACAGTGATGATGATGACGATGATGATGCAGACGAAAATGGCAATCTCAAGGATTTCGTTGTAGATAGTGATAGTGAGGAAGAAGATGCTTAAAAAAATAGATTATTAATATTAAAATGGAAACTGACATTGGAAATCCAATCGATTACAATCCAACTATTGATCCATTAGCTCAGGATAAAGAGGAAGACACCTCTAAAATAGATGAACAACAGTATTATTTTCAATCACCTGAAATGAATTATCAACAACCCCTCCAACCCGAGAAAACTGATATTTTTGCAAACATTGAGAAATCAACTTGGATTATTGCATTCGCCGTTTTTCTATTGGGTTTTTTCATGGGTAAAACAATGCAACCTGTCATTCTCCGTTACACGTAGATATACTTTTCATATACAAATATATTCTTTTTTAAATTGTATTCCAATTTAAAAAACAATTAAGTTTTACATTTTTAGATTTTTTACTTATTGGGAGGATTCTTCCTCAACAGTTTCCATCGTCGCCCCGGCTTCTCGTGTCTTCTTACGTTCCTCAATCTCGGCGGCAACAATTTCGTCAGCCTCCTTTACGAGATCCTCCATGGGAGCGTCGGGTTTTTCCTTTTGGAGGCGCTCTAGGACCTCAGCGGGGTGTGAAACTGGTGCTTCATCTGGTTTATTGTAAAACTTGGAGTTCTCATCACCAGGTGCAAAGGCTGCGCCATTCTTCGTTTCAATCATACCTTGCTTGCGCTCGTTAAACATCCGCGCAGCTTGGGACTGGTTCTCCCTGTATCCAGTCATAAGCTCGTCAAGCTTCTCATTAGCGTAATGAACATCATCGATCTTATCTGAATCCGGTGGAATCAAAAGCCATTTATACATGTCCACAACGTAAATGTCAAAAGTTGCATCTTCCTTTTGAAGGCGCTGAGCATGCCTAGCCGCCTCGTCGCGGGTAGAAAAGGCACCTCTAATCTTAATTCCAAACTTGTCAGCTTTTTGGGGTGCATCTGGTCCAACAATGGATAGGCATGCGAAGACTTGTCCGGGGACGGTGGTATAATCTTGTTCAAGAGACATTATATAATTAGAATGCCCCAAAACTTTAAGCTTACTTAAAAGAAGGTAGGTATATATTATATATGACCCCATTTTGGAATACACAACCAGTCCCCAAAGATGGAATCGAACCCGGGGAAATTGAAAAAAGTAGGAAATGTGATTCAAAACCACTCCCACTACCAGATGGTTTAATGTGGTCTCAGAGTACTCTAGATGAAGTTTTTTTATTCTTGTCAAACTATTATGTTTCAAACGATACTTTCAGACTAACTTATGAAAAAAATACTTTAAAGTGGGCCATACAGGATCATATCGCCATCCGTAAATTAGATACTGGTGAACTTATGGGGTACATCTCGAGTGCACCCCTCGATGTGAGGGTTGAGGGGGGTGTAAAGAAGATGGTTCAGATCAATTTTTTATGTGTCCACCCATCTCAGAGATCTACGGGTCTCGCACCACTTCTAATAAGTGAGATTAAACGACATGCAAACAATAAGGGAATATGGCAAGCCGTATACACGGGAGTACATAGGATACCCACCCCTATCGCAAAGGCGGAGTATTGGCATAGATTTTTGGACGTCAAGAAACTCATAAAGTTGGGGTTCCATGAAACAAATCGCCCGAGGGAAAATTACTACGAAGTTCGGGGTCCCTGTAAATATTCGTGGAGGAAGATGACCTCTAAGGATGTCCCTAGGGTGACCCACATTCTCAAAGAGTACACCAAAGATTTTGAAATTGCCCCAGTCATAACGAAAGACTACGTCAAACGTTGGGTCTTACCGACCCATGCCTATGTAAATGATCAAAGTGATACCTTCATATCTCTCTACAACATTCCCTATGAACGTAATGATGGGGATGGTACGGTGAAACAGGTATATCGGTTCTACTTGGTTGGTGATGTGTACAACGATGCCTTTCTCATCGCAAAAAATCTGGGGTATGACGTGTTTAATACTTTAGATGTGGGGGTGGATACGGTGGGGTTAGAAAAAAATAAATTTATGAAGGGATCTGGTCACATATTTTACTATCTATTCAATTGGAACTTAAGTGGCATAATTTCAAAAGAAAAAATACAACTAATTCTTCCTTAAAGAGTATCCTACAATTTCGAATATGGAAGAGATTCGTCGGAACCACAATGATACCAAGAAGTCCCTTATACAGTCCGTGGCGAAAGAGGGGCAGAGTATACTGGATGTGGGGTGTGGTTTCGGTGGTGATCTTCAAAAGTGGCACAAATGTGGGGTCAATATAAACATGTGTGACCCAGAGCCATCTGCTTTAGTGGAGGCTAGGTCCCGTGCGAAAAATATGCACATACGGGTGAATTTTTATGAGGGTGACATACATAATTGTCCGAATAGAAAGTATGACATCCTTTGTTATAATTTTTCCCTCCACTATATTTTTAAATCGAAATCATATTTTTTCAGTTCAATTCGGGAAATAAAGAAACGATTAAAACCAGGGGGTAAACTCATAGGTATTATACCCGATTCTGAAAAAATTATGTTCAGAATACCATACAGAGACGATATGGGAAATTATTTTTTGATGAGTAAGCATTGTGGTGGTGGTTACGGCGAGAAGATGATGGTACACCTGACGGACACGCCATATTATAGGGATGGACCAAAACCTGAACCAGTCTGTTATAGGGATATATTGATAACAGAATTAGAAGAGATGGGTATAAAATTACAACTTTGGGAGGGTCTCACAGGAAATCCAATCTCAGAGTTGTATAGTAAATTTATATTTGTATATAATAGATGATAGTATTTATCGTGTTGATACTCGTTAACCTCGTGATACTCCAGAAGACACGTGAACCGGATGACTTTGTAGAGGTCAAGGAGAGATATCGTATTTTAAGGGAGCATTTGAAGGAGACTGGGGATGAAAAGTTTAGTATACTTGTAAAACCAATCCCGATAACTGGACTGAAGAGGATGACTGACAATGTAGGCTACAATACAAATAAGGGTGGAGAGATTGCGGTGTGTTTAGATGGTGATGTGAATCATATATTTCACGTGCTTATTCACGAGTTGGCCCATTCGACAGTTGAAGAGTACTCACATTCCCCCCAGTTTTGGGAAAATTATGCAGAACTTCGGGACATTTGCGAACATCTGGGTATTTACAGGAAGATTCCTGACAAGACGAAATTTTGTGGTCAACATATTCAGGATAAATAATATTGAGGTATACTAAATGAAAACACCTGTTAGTGTTCTACTCACAGCGATACTATATTGGTTGGGTATTTTTGCAGTCTTTATGATACCACAATTTTCACGAAACTACGAGTTCAACTTAATTTGGTTGACTGTTGTTATACCAAACATTTTGCGTTTAATTGTGAATAGAATCCCACGTCTCGCAGTGGATCGCATTTTCTTTTTCGCAAGCACGGTAATTTCTTTGATTGCCACCTATTTCATAAATAGGATTTGGAATGCATCCAAACAATCTGTCAAAAATCCAGATACTGACGCGAGGGGAAAAAGGATTTTAGTCTTTCTCCTCATGTCAACGTTCGCGGGTGGTGCACTTGTCACCTACTTTGCGGGCATCGATAATTCAATTTACAGTAATTTGGGTTGGGAACGTTAAGGTTTAACAATGTAATCCTTGATAAAGTAAAATACAACCGCCGCAACGGCTCCTGTTGAGGCAAGACCAACAAAACTCCTACCCCCTTGTTCGTTAAGGAACTTGGGGATAGAAGTCGCAAGTTTATCTTGAACGGGTTTGCTGACAGCCAGGGCGGCACATGCAGCGACAACTAGGGCTGTAAGCTGATCATCTGTGAGATTTAAGGGATTCTTACTGGATAGTTTTTCCTCCTGAACGGTGGGGGAGGGGTAAGCACCCTGTGGTTGGGGAGCGGTCATACCGGGCATAACACCCTGGATTCGGGGCTCTTCGGTCATCATTGGGGGCTCTAACATAATATCGTTGATTGGGGTAGAATCCATAGTCTCTTTATTTTGGTGTATATTTTTTTCTGGTTCGATATACCCACGATTTTCTACAAATGTGGTGGATTGGTTGTTTATCGGAACCATTCCTTCACCGTTATCGGAGAGATTCATCGTATTTACGGAAGGGGAAGCCATATATTATACAAAATTATTTTCGTTTTGTTATAGTTAATGCAGTCTTTTTCGTCGCCTTCTTAGCATCAGCTTCTTTTTGTTCAAGGTGCTTGGGGTTATACATCTTCTTGTGAAGTCTCCAGAGTTCGGGTCCCCCAACTCTAAAGTTCTTCCTGAGAGAAGCTTTGTACCAAAATACACAATCTTGTATCTTATTAGATTTCACTGTATTATCTAATACGAGACATTCGTAGTTTTCGGTACACGCGTCCATAACCTTACAGAACATATCGAATGAGGGAAATATTCCAAAAAAGGACTTGTATAATTTTTCTCTATTTTGGATGATGTTTTCGCGTAGAATAAATACATAATCAACATTCGCTCTGAGAGCCGGTGGGAGATCCATCACATACTGCATCGTCAACATGAAGAAGATCTTCCAGTGGCGTCCATTCATGAAGCACTGCCGAATACAGGTATCCTTCAGAAACTTTGAATCGTACATACAATCATCTAGGAGCATGAAGGCTCCGCAGTTTGTTTTTCCAGCCCCAACGAGTTTACGTTGCCTAGCCATCACCCTTTCTATGGCATCTCTGTCGTAGTCCCCATACACGAAGAGATCTGGAATGAATTCAGAGTAAAAGTGATTACCTTCCTCCGTTCCCGAAAGGACAATCCCCGCTGGAAGATGTTTTTTATGATACATGATGTCTTTGACTAAAGTTGATTTACCCGTATTTCGCTTACCTATAAAAACACAAACCCTATCATCGGTGATTGTTTCGGGTTTGAATTTCCTCAACTGAAGGTTCATTCTAATGTAGTGTCTCGTTTTAATTCTCAAAATTTTACTCATATACAATAGGAATGGCTGGTCGTCTGAGACTTGCTGCCACTGGAGTGCAAGATAGATGGTTGACTGAAGACCCACAGTTTTCACATTTTCTCGTAAACTTCAAGAGGCACACCAAATTTGCTTTGGATTATGTCGAAAGTCATTTTGATGGGGATTTGGATTTTGGGAAGACTATCGTCTGTAGAATTCCAGGCGACAAGGGTGATCTAATTAGGAACGTAAACCTGAAGATGACACTCACAGATCCTCTACCAGTTGTCGGTGGGGCATCAAACTGGGTGCAGGGTATTGGTTCTCAAATTATGGAGTATGTTGAACTCGTCATAGGTGGACAGGTTATAGAGAGGATAACGGGTGAATATATTTCGATACATCAACAACTTCATAATACAAATGACGATACAGAACAATCACTGTACTTCCTTTCTGGTCATCAACGTCAGTTGCCCTTTCCTGATACATACACCTACTATGTGGATTTACCATTTTACTTTTATAGACATCCATCTCTTTCTATTCCAACCTGCGCTCTCACGAAACAGCAAGTTGAGATTGTCATCAAACTCAAACCATTAGAAGAATTAATAAGTGGTGGTAAAGCAGCATTTGACGCTCTGGGGGGTCCCTATGTTTGGGCGAACATTCAGGGTTCGATTAATAGAATGTCAATTGATACAGAATTCATTTATGTCACCGATGATGAAAGAAACTATCTGAAATCAAATCCCATCGACTATTTAATTACACAAGTTCAAATGTCTACATTTGTAATGAAAGCCGGTGAAACCGAAAAAAGTGTGATGTTAAATTTCAAGCACCCCGTCAGAGAAATGTATTTTGTTTCACAGATGGCATACAATCAGAATGAGGACAACTATCCGTATATTCTAAACAAATTGTCTAATGTTGAACTTCGTTTCAACGATCAGGTTGTTTTTAACAGGGATGGATTATTTATGATGTATCAAAATCAGTTTATGCATCACACAAATTGCTCACGTGAGTATACAAACGGTGGTGTCACAATTCCATTTGTTTTCGGGACGTATTCATTTTCATTGAACCCCGAGGTGCATTATCCAACGGGGCAGGTCAACATGAGTCGTATTTCCCACAAACTTCTTAAAATGAAAATAGACATCGATCCAAGTGACGTGTCGTATACCAAAAATAATAGAGTTTACGCAATCAACTACAATATATTGAGATTTGAGAGTGGTTTAGCTGGATTAAAATTTTAGGTGAATATATTAGTAATGGCTGGTCGTGCACAACTTGCGGTATCAGGAAGACAAGAACAGTTCTTCACATCAAATCCAGACTATACACATTTTCTAGAAAAATTTAAAAGACATTCCAAATTTTCCAGACAGTATGTGGACGTTGAATCAGATAATGCGTTCGACTTTGGGTCGACTACCCGTTTTACAATACCCCAAAACCAGGGTGATTTACTGTCATCGTTAAGTTTGAAGATGAAACTTCCACAGATACTGACTTCCAACGTGTGTTACATTGAATCGGTTGGACATGGAATAATCGAACACGTGGATCTTTTAATCGGAGGTGAAATTGTTCAACGACTCACGAGTGATTATTTACAGATACATTCGGAACACTACGTTACACAGACTAAACAACATGCTTTAGAAAAACTGATTGGGAAATATCCCAGAAGAACTGTTGACTCCAAGGTGTGTGATCCGGGTATATTGGCATACAACTTTCTAGGGCGAACTGATAAGGGTAATGTTGATTTGTTTGTAGATTTACCATTTTACTTTTATAGACACCCAAAACTCGCAGTCCCGCTATGTGCCATAAAGAAACAGGAAGTTGAAGTCGAGGTTAAATTGAGAAAACTTCAGAACATTGTGATCACTGATACGGGGAATTATCATACGATGACGGATGATATTCACATAAAAGATTTTCAACTGTGCACGGAGGTTGTATTTCTGGATCCATGTGAGAGATTGATGATTGAAAGTAAGTCTTCAGATTATTTAATTACCCAGATCCAAGATAATATTTTCAATATCGATAATAATGTGAATACACTCAAAGTAAAACTCGACTTCGTCAACCCGGTGAAGGAATTGTATTTCGTAATCCAAAGGTACGGGACTACGGGTGATGGGACAACCAGTGGTAACTTTGTGACACCTTTTGACTATGACAATACGACGGATGTGGTGAATGGTAAGTATACTTTGTACGAGAATTTAGATTATCTAGAACTCACATTGGATGGTGAAGACATCATTAAGAAGAGCACGGGTAATGTCATTTTCTTGAAAGCTATACAATCTGCGATTCATCATTCAAAGACGCAGCTTCTCAGACGTTTCTACTCCTACAGTTTTGCCTTACAACCGGAAGAATGGTACCCAACCGGTCAAGTCAATATGAGTCACGTAAAAGAACAAATTCTTAACCTAAGTCTGACACCGTGTTCTACATTTAGTAGACAACTTCGTGTTTACGCGGAAAGTTACAACATTCTCCGTGTAAGTGGGGGATTTGCTAAAACTATTTTTGGCACCAGACATTAAAGATGAATATGCAAACAGGCTTCGGTGATGGAGACGGTGCGATGATTAATCGATACATTAGTGAGATGGTCGACATCATGACACCTGTTATGGAAAACAGTATGATTCTCGCAGCTGAATATTGTAAGGCTTGTGGGAGAGATGTGATTCTCCAAGAAGACATGGAATATACAACGAGATATTGTGCGATGTACACCGTTGGTCAGAAGATTGGGTCATTTTTCCCCGATCTTTACGAGGAGGGGGACTCTGAGGGCGAAGAGGAAATTGAAGAAGTTTCTGCAGATGACTGCCCGAAATTTACGAGATACTCAGGAGACGATGATAAAATGCTCCAAATTAACTACGCCTACGATCATTGGGATGATTGGGAACCCCAGAGTCCGATAGAATCGATGTTAAAAAATGCTATAAATAGTAATGAGCACATGGGAACCTGAAGCATGGACTTTTTCAGAAGAAATATTTAAGGAATATGAATCAGAAACGAGCTCTGATGATGAATCATCTGATGATGAAATCTTCCAAAATTCAAAAAATACCAGGAAAACTAAGTATAAAAAAATAGAAAAAGAAGACCTACTCCCCGAATAATTTTTTTCCTGTTATATAGTATAAAACTTACACGATGGCTAGCGTTATGAACTCTGCTATGGACACTGTCACCCTTGTTGCGGCCGAGCTTGAGACACAGTCTCTCAACTCCATCGTCGCCGGCTTCTCCTTCGCGGCGGCGATGTCATGGATGGATCTTGTCCGTTGGGTCATTACCCAGATTGTGAAGGTCCCAAAGAATGGTGGCTCCCAGTACGCGCTCACCGCCCTCTTCACCACCCTCCTCTCGGTAATTGTTTACAAGATCATCTCGATGGTCTCTACTCGCGTCTCGAAGCCTGCTCAGCCAGTCTTCGCGATTACCCGCTAAATGGGTTTTCGTTTCATTATTGCGAGCATCATGATACCCAACAATATGATAAAGCCTATATAAATATAGCCTTTCCATTCATAAGGATTCTCAACATCGGGAATGCTTATATTTGATAGAGCATCCTTAAACATTTCATTTGTTTTTTCAGTAGATTTAGTTAAACCCTGTAATTTATCAGTAGAACAAGTAATTTCAAATTTTAAAACGTGATCCAAAGATCCAAATACGTAGGGTGTGAGTTCACCGTTATTCATGTATAAAAATTCGATTTGAAGGTCTGTGAGAACTTTCTGTGAACCAGAGTGAAAGTGATGCACTAGGGGGTCATCCGAACCGTTGAACGTTATATTATCTGTGTCGTCGAGAAGTATATATCCCGTGTGTCGTGCTGTTTTTACGTAAACAGTTTGATTATATTCATCTGAACCCGATGTCAATCGTAAAATTAACGCTTTTGGTCTGTATGGAGAAACCATTGGTGTGGGAATACGAGCTGACAATAATTTCAATTCAAACACATCATAAATAGGGTTTTCTAGGTGAACAGTGTAATTATTTGCATAGGTGTATAACGAACTATCACGTTCGGAACTATCTATGACAAGACTATGAACCTTCATTAAATTTAGGGTATATAATTTTAATGAGTGTTGTGCTCTGTGTAAAGTTGAAATGATTACTGGGAAATACTATGAGCTAGGGGATTGTTTTCCAATTGTCTCTTCGCTATGTCTAGAGAACCGCAGTTGGGGTTCGCATTACCCTTGTAGGCGTTGAACTGGTGGAAGGGTTTTTGTTGATAGTTTTGGGTCCAACCACCATTGGCTGCATTGAAACGACCATCGATGCGGGAGGTGTCACTACGAACCGCGGTCAAACGCCCACCCTGCTTCAAAGCACTCTCCCTGACGTTCATACGACCAGCGTTACCCATACGGTTAGGTTTACCACGGCGATCTTCGGGGCGGAAACCATACTTCATGAGCTCCACGTTGTTCTTCTGGGTAACCTGCGCAGCCGCACTATTTGTGTAAGCACCCTTGAAATTTGATATTCCTGGTGCTGGTTGATTATAGTAAGCAAATTGTGTGTCATTTCTATCACTCTTGAAGCGGGTTGGATCCTGGGCGAGAGTTTGGGCTGAAATCATCTTCTTGGCTGGGTTGAAACCCAACCCATCTGTACGTAATCCAGTTTCGGAACGATTGGTTGTTCGCTTTGTGCGTTCGTGTTCGTTCCTGACTACCACCCCCGTCATACCTTGTGCGCGACCGGGGACTGTGGGTAAACGGGAGGGGAGATGTGTTGTTTTTTCTGGACGATTGTGACCCAAGCGTCCAACGACAGCGGGGCGACCACCCGAAATATCGTGGGCTGGACCTGATCGTCCTGGTAAAGTAGTTAACCTGTATTCACCCACGTTGATTGGGTTGACGCGGAACATTTGTTGGTATCCACCTGTAGCTGGAACATTTGGGTCTACCCCCAAACCTGGTCCGACGAGTTGCTTCTCTATGGGGGAAAGGTTATTCATTCGCCCTGTGTCATACATACGATTCCTCATGTCAAGAACTTCTTGACCATTGCTACGTTCCTGTCGAGAGATGTCGGCAAAACTGGATACTTCAGTCTTATGAGGAACATCTACACGTGAAACAAAACTATCTTGAATAAAATTTGGGTCTTCGACATTAACTGGTGGTGGTGGTGGTGGTGGAGCTGTGGAAGGCGGTGGGGTCACTTCCTTCTTTTTACTCAGGTTCCGACCAGCGAAAACGAGACCGGCTACGGCCATCAATGATACGGGATCAGCCATTCTTATTTCTTATTAACATTTTTATTGGAGTAGTATCTTTGCTGGAACAAACCATTTTGAAGCTCGGCTCGGGTACTCGATGGTTCATATTTCATCGTGCGGAGAGGAACTTTACACTCCATATTTGAGAGGGGGAAGAGGTTGCGTTCGTAGGTGGGAACGACATTTTTATTAAATCTGGACGTGCTTTGGGGGCGAAGTTGATCACTGACGTCTATGTGTTGTGCTGGGGAACCTTTACCAGCCATGTAAGGGGCAGTTCCATATAACATGGTATTTGGGCGACCACCATAATTGAGAGTACTGGGCTGGGGGTATACAAAAACCTCATCAGTCGCCTTTACTGGGGGGAGAGCCTCTTTGTTTTGAACTATGGAAAGACCAGGTTGGAGCTGATATGCCATTTATTATTACATAAGAATATTTATCTACGCTGAACCGTTTCCGCCACCAAACATTCCACTTCTTTTATTTCCATCATTTAATCCACCGAACGCCTCGAGCTGAACACCTCTCGCATTGGGATCACAGAATCTCGTGTTAGACTTACAAGATGGACCATTCTTTGGACCATACAGCCATTCCGCGAATTCAGTTTGTTCCCCACCTGGTATTTTTGATACAGGATTTGTCACAAACTGACGTTCAAACGCATTTCTATGTCTGGATATAGCCATGGGTGACCTATTCCTACCTGCACCAGAATCGTAGGGGATTCTATTCCCCGATTGAGAGTTTGAACTCGCATAGTAACACGCGTCTAATCTATTTGGAGCATCGGTGTAATCTGATATGAGAGTATTCCCCATCGGGTTATCACGTGTTGGTTTGTGACACGCACCACTATTACATGGTTCCTTATATTCTTCACGAACCATCTGTGAAGTATACAAAACATAAATAACACCAAGCGCTGTCATTCCCAAAATGAAAATACGGGGGTCACGGCGAATTAAATAAATGGCACAACAAACATAAACTATGAATCGGGTCGCCGCATTCACTCTTTCCTCGGGGGTCTGTTCCCCTGTAGGCCAAAATTCCAAAACCTTATCATTTTTGACGAGTTCCTGAGGATTATCGAACCAACTCTTCATTTAATATATGAGGAGGTTTATTTTTTTGATAGACCACCAAGCATACCACCCATCATTTTCATTAAAGCATCCTGATCAAGTTCTCCACTATTACCACCCTCCATTTGGGAAGCGACCCCCTTTGCAATTTCCTCAATTTGGGATAGTGTGTCCGCCGAAATGGATGTGATGGTAGTTCCAAGCATATACAGAGTCTGTAAATATTGCCATGTAACATCCTTCGTGTTCTGACTCATACGATTCCAATACGACTTGATGTCAAGATCCTTCAACATGTCAATCGTTTCAATCTCTTTTAGGAGAAATGTTTCATCCTTGGATGAAATTTTATCGGAATATGGGGATACACCACTCATAAACCCATCAACAACTAAACGTGGGTTTGCACTTTTGAGTAAATCGAAAGAAGTTAACATCTTCTTAATGCCTTTTTCATCTGGAAAAGTCTTGTGCAATTCCACAAGAAATTGACCCATCATGTCGTTAAACGCGGTAACGGACGCCATTTTCTTATTACAAGTTTTTTATCTTTAAGTTTAAAAAGGGTCATTTGATATAGATTCCTTCTTACCTAGTCCATTTGACACGATGAAAAATACAAGAATCGCAACCAAAAGAGCGGGTTTCATGTATTTGTTGAGTTCAAGTTTACCTTCATTGTTTAAATGAGCTTTGAGATGAATATATCCAGCGGTGATACCACCAGCTACCAATCCCGCGCTCACAGGGTCACGTAAATAGTCGGTGATTTCCATTTAATTATACCTAGGATTTTTTATACGATGGTCTGGTGCATCATCAAATAAGACACCCTCATCTTCTTGGGGTTGCTCTACTGGACCTGGACCTGGACCCTGACCCGCTTGGGAGTATGGCTCGGGAGCTTGAACCCCTGGAACCGTCTTGAATTCATTTTCTAATCCGGTAGGCTGAATCATCTCGTCTGAGGTTGGTTCTTCAACCGGGAATGGCTCTGGCTCTGGCTCTGGCTCTGGTTCCGCGAGTGGTTCTGGTTCCGTTTCTTCTACTGTATTGAAATCATCTATAACATCTGGATCTGGGGAATCATCGATGCCCCCATCCAAATCAATGTCCCGAGATTCTTGGGACATATATGTTTGTAAAATCTGTTGAACTGGAATTAATTCTTTGACTGTGCTTTCGATACACATACAAATTCTAGAAGTCAATTTTTCGTCACGAATATATTCACTCTGTTCATCGTGGAAGATGTAGGGATCTTTGTAAATGTCTTTCGCTACATTATTGTAGCACGTCTGAATAAACACTTCATTTGTGGGAAGTTTTAGTGAAATCTTTTTATTGTCGGTCTTAAGTCGAACGGCGGAAAGAATCTTGGTGCACGCAACAAATACCGCCGCTAAAAGATCACTAAACCAAGCACATCGATCGGAAATATTATCCGTGTGCTGCTTAGACATCGCGTTCGACCAATTTGGCACCTCCTTGAGGAGCTTCTGGTACATGACGAGAACCTTCCTCCCCTTCGATAAAGCCACCGCCTCATTATACATATCGTGAAAAACTTCAATCATAGCTGGGCACATGATGAGACAGAGCTGTCCCAAGTACTCTTTCTTTGCCTCAACGAGAACGTTCAAATTGTCCATTTATGATTAAGGGGGTTTTTAAAAATAGTTTTTCCTACGCACCCCGCCTGTATTGATTAGCTATCTTCTTGAGATTCATAAGATTTGGGAAATCTGATACATCTCCCGATGATTCCTTTTTCTTTTTGGGGACAATTAATGATATGTAGATATCAAAGTCACTTACAAGTTTAACCGAAAAACCACCCAAAGAAAATTGTCTGGTGATATATCTCGCTGCGGCATTTCTATCAAATGAGGGATAACCAACTAAAAACACGGGAATAGTCATAAAAAGTTGTTTATGCCCCAGTTCAAGTGATCGTTTAATTTTTGCTGAAAACATTTCATAAATTTTTGTATAAATTTCTTTTTTGATTCGTTTTCGTTTATCATCAATTTTTATGATGTCATCTATGCTAATCATTACTTTTAGTTGAAATTATTTTTTACGGAATCCAACTCACTTTTATCAGGGGAAGAGACTTCCTTCACCAACTTGAAGTTCACAAACTCGCTGGCACTTGAATCATCTGTAAATGGACCAATGTTACCCGGCGCTTCTATATTCATGGGTTGAGAACGGATTGCGATGAGACTTATCTTATTGTTTTCAACCTTAAATGAAGCTACGATGGAAAACCCGTATGCGAACCCACTATTCTTAATAGCCATAAACATACATTCGTAGATGTCATTTTCTTCGCCAACATACTTCTTCACGGCATTGGTTTCAATTATATAGGTGCAAACACCCATACGCTTTGAAATCTCTGCATTTGCTTTGAGTGTAAACTCCTGTATCATATCATTATTTACACTGGCTTCAGATTCTGTATATTTACTGAGATCTGGTCTATCGTCATCTAGAGTCCTCTGTGACTTGAACGTCTCACGTGTATTGATCATGAAAATGACAATAAGTGACAAAGCAAATATCAGTATGTAATTCATTTTACTATTACGCGTGAATTTTTTTTTAGAAAATACAAAATATATAGTAGATATGTCTCTTCTGATATTTAGCCCAAGGTGTAAACATTCTATGGAAATTGTTGAGTATATAAACAGTCACACTCAACTAAAACAGCTTGTTCATTACCACAATGTAAATACACAGGGCATACCTTCAAATTATAAAAATAAGATCAACCGCGTCCCCACTATGTTGACTAAAAATGGAAAGATTCTCGTAGGTAATGAAATACGAAATTGGTTAGAATCACTTCTTCCAGCAAAGGAGATAGGTTGTGGTGATCTTGGTGGGTGGTCGTGTATGACATCCCTTGATGGTGGAGGTGAAAGTGGTATATTTACCTTGGATGAATATGGAAAATCTCTACAACCCGCGATGACCAAAGAACTTCAGGATAAGATTAGCAGGGATGTTAGTAAAGGTGACACATATACAGATTTAAAGAGTTGATTGACAATATACATTAGATATGAAGTTTGTGACAATCCAAGCAGCCGCTTTTAAGTCTACATTCGAAGTATTAAAAGACATACTCAATGATGTCAATATTTATTTCAAACCATCTGGAATGTATATAGTGACTTTGGATACAGCGAGAACTTCACTTATTGATATGTTCTTGGCAGCCGACAACTTCGAAGAATATGAATGTATTCAAGAGGAAATCATAGCTGGTATAAATATTTCAAACACATTTAAACTTTTAAAAACTATTACAAATAACGATGTTCTCAAACTTGAAATAAAGTCTAAAGAGTTTATGGACATAGAAATTTTGAGTGAAAATAAAAAAACAAATACCAAGTTTCAATTAAAACTTTTAGACATAAATGAAAGTCGCATCGAAGTTCCTGAAATAGATATGACTACAATCACAACGTTACCGTCTGTAGATTTTCAGAGATTGTGTAGGGACATGTCAAATATTGGTTCCGAAATCGAGATAAAACGTTCGGGAACTTCTATTTCTTTCAATTGTAGTGGCGACTTTGCAAACCAAGAAACGACTATTGATGCACTTGATGATAGTCCCACTATAACTGGACTTTACAGTCTAAAATACTTGAATATCTTTACAAAGGCAACGAGTATGTGTGCATCTGTGCAAATTATACAAGAAAATGGGAATAGGTTTTTGATTCTAAAATATAATGTCGCGAATTTGGGGGAACTTAAATTTTACCTGGCAACTAAAGTTTCCGAAGATCAGTTGTAAAACCATCTATTGTGGAAATTACCTTTTTCATTCCCAAAGTATTTTTAACTATTATTTTTGGGAATCTTTCTTCTAGTGTTTCAATATCGTAATATAAAAAGTGATAAAGTGAAACATTCTGTTTGTGGAAATCCCCCCTCGGACCAATATAACGCTTTACCTTTTCAGTGACGTCCCGAACTGGTTTATCATCATGATCCACTAACCATGCATTAGTCAATGGAACATTAAAAGACATCGTAGTATCGGTATCTTCACCGGGTTTGAAATTTATATCATTAGTTATAGCTTTGTAAATATGACCGTTGAACGAATAAGATATTCTTAAAATTATATATTTTACATTTTGGGGGATAGATGTGTGTCTAAATTTCTTACCTGTGACGTTTACATGATAGTGGTCTAAAATACCATCCCAACTTTTACTTTCGTCCTCCCAGAATTTATCTTCAACCTGGTATTTTATATCACGTTCAAGTTCATATTCAATCTCTTCTGAAGTAATGTAGTAATCAGGGTAGGTAGTAAGTTTCCTGAATATGAAAAAAACTATACTTAAAAGTTTAAGTAACATTCTTTATATATAATGGAGGGAAACTTTTTAAGTCGTTATAACAACAAACTCGAATATTTTGGAGAATGTATCAAAGAGGATCCCTCCAATAAAAGTAGGTATGAAGGTGAATTGTCCGACTACGTGATGAAATGTATGCCCTATATGAACCAGTACATAGACGAAAGCAGCACTACACGGGTAAATACAGATAATGTATTTAATGTCAAAGAGGTGGTCGGTCTAAAAAAAAAGGACATCTTCACAGATTATTTGGTGGAAGTTGAAAAACATAATATACAAAGACCGATTGAAAAAAAAATTGATTATTGTGAGAAATGTCCATATAGTAATATAGTTCATTTTCATGATACAAGTGATTTAGTATGCGATTCGTGTGGTACCGTCATAACATCAATAATTAGTCAAGAGTTGACATATAGAGAGGAACAAGAGACATCTGAAAAAATTGTAAATTACTCGTATAAAAGAGAAAATCATTTTAACGAATGGTTGTCACAATTTCAGGCACAAGAAATGACTTGCATTCCCCCAGAAGTGTTGGAACAATTGAGATCAGAGTTGAAAAAAATAAAAATTAAGAAACTCGAGGACATAACGCATGCAAAAATTAGATCTTTATTGAAAAAATTGAGACTAAATAAATTTTATGAGCATGTTCCCTATATCACCAATATTTTGAATGGTATAAAGCCCCCTAGTATGCCCCAAGAATTAGAAGAACGTTTACGAATTATGTTCAAGGATATACAAAAACCATTCGATAATAACTGCCCGACCGAGAGGAAAAACTTTCTCAGTTATTCTTACGTCCTCTATAAATTTTGTGAACTCTTGGAAGAAGATGAATACCTCACATATTTTCCACTCCTCAAATCAAAAGATAAGTTGTACCAACAAGACGTCATATGGAAAAAGATATGCCACGACCTTAGGTGGGAGTTTATTGCAACTGTATAAAGATAAGGATTTACTTATGTCTAATGATCTTCATAGATAGACTGGTACGCTACTTTGCAAAAGACATCTACTTACCATTGAGGTGTTATGCAAATAAGCGGCAACTCTTAAATAGGAGGGACTGCTGCAATTGTAAAATTTACTGTAAAAAGCCCCCAAATGGGGGAACCCCAGCACTCCAGGAGATTACGATACTTAAGTACAGTGATTCTATATTTTATAATAAAAATGGAACAAGCACTCTACGAACTGGAAAATCAGGTCCTTCCGCATTTAGAAGACGTTAATCTAGAGAACCCGGAAGCACAACACTGCCTCGAAGAAGTTAGGACTCTTCTTGGTCGGGCGCGGGAACTCCTTCATGGAACTCTAACGAACCCAGAGGCTCAGTACCAAGAATCTCTACAGTTCTACCAGAGTCTGGCACAGGTCCTCCCCCTAATGGTTCTACTTCAATCTTCCGAACTTCCACCTCTCGATCCCTACACGGAGGATAATTTACCAGGTACGCCGTCTTCAGACCTGTCAGATGAAGATAGTTTCTTGCCTGGCACTCCGCCGCTTCGTTCAGAGACTTGATGATTTTGAATTCTAGAATAGTGGTGTTGTCAATAATCATATCTATCCTCAAATTTCCAATCACGTGACCCTTAAACTTAATCAATACAACCCTCTCAG